GACGAGGCGAGCTGATCAGCGGCAATCTGCCGAGAGGATACCGGATCCAGGACGGGAAGCCGGTTAAGGATCCGGACACGGAACAGGCCGTCGCTGCATTCTGGAAGACTTATCTGTCAGGACGCGGCCTCAAAGCGTCCCTGTTGGCCGCAGAATCGCGCGGGTTGATTATCTCGAATTCCAGCGGGTGTTTTATCCTCCGGAACGCCGAAAGCTATACAGGGGCGATTCAGGGCGTTTCGTGCGATTCCTATATCACGCCGGAGGAAGCGCGGGAGGTTTTACGGACTCGGAAACGGAAGAATCGAACCAGCGGCGAAACGTATCTGTTTTCCGGTATCATCTATTGTTCCGAATGTGGCGGCGCTTTGGGAGCACATCGAAACACCTACCAACGAAAGGACGGCCGGGGCGTTCAGATATTCTATAATTGCTCCCGCCGCTATCGTACCATAGGCAGGGAGTGCTCCAACTGTGTGAACATCTATGAACGGGACGTGGAAGCGTCTTTAATCCGGGATCTGGACGGCGCTATTACGGACGCGGCCAACCAGCTTGAAATTCAGATCCGGGCAGAGCAGAAAAGGCGAGCGGACATAGACGACGCGAAACGGATCCGGACGGCGCTGGAAGAACGAAAGCGCCGAGCGTGGAACGCATATCTCGCTGGCGTGGCAGAGCTTCTGGATTATCAACGCGAATTGGAGCACATCAATTCGGAGTTGGCCAAACTTGAAACGTCTGAACCGACATTGCCGGAAACCGCGCCGGAACAGTTGCGCGAATCGTTACCGACGGAATGGAAACAGATCTATAAAGAATTGGACAAAAAGCACAGGCGGGAATTCTGGGCGCGTATAATCGAAAGAATTGAAATCACGCCGAATCGGGACGTGCTATTTTTGATTCGCTCGGACTTATTGCATTAAATCATAACCGGGACGGCTACTGGCTTGAAATAGTACCGTCAAAAGATCATTAAAAATTTTAATACTAAAATTCCCCGGAACGGCACGAAACCGCTCCGGGGTCTTTCTGTTTTCTTTGAAACTTGCATGAAACTTGCTGAAACTTAAAAGTTAGTTGCAAGTTGGTGGCAAGTTTTCGTTAATCTTCGTCGTCTTTATCTTCGTCGGGAGGGTGGCCGGAACGCTCCAGCTGATCCAACATTTCGTCGATAGAGTGGTCAACGATACCAGGCGTTCGGTCGCCCAGCATCTTTTTGACGTTCTCGAGGATGCTGACAACTTCCATAATGACGATATAGGCGCTCACGATATAGACGAATTTAATATCAAGCATCAGGGAACCGTCAACAATCAGGGCGGCGAGAATGCAAGCGATTTCGGCGGCTTTGTGGCCTCCACCTTCGCGCATTTTGCTTGACGACCGTTCGCCGCGCAGACAAGCGCCGATATAGCCGGTTGCGAAATCAAGGGCCATAAGCGCAATGGGAGCCCAGATTGCCGCGAACAGGTTGACAAAATGAATGTTTTGAACCAGATCCGAAAGTTCCATCATTTGGCCTCCTTATCCAGTTTCCGGGCACGGAGAATCATTGCGGCGACTTCGGCCCGGGTGCAAGGATCGTCCGGCCGGGTCCCGTCCGTGATGCCGAGGCGCTTTGCTTCGGACCATTCGCCGCTGGATTCGTACCACTTCGGCGCGGCCTTGACTTCGAGCCGCTTGTTTACCTCGCTGACGATGTACGGGATTCGGGCCTCCAGATACGCGCCGGGACAGTTCGTATTTGCGAACCAATGGTGGACGGTTACAACAAGCTCGTTCTGTTTCGGAGCGTATTCGAGGGACTTTGCCTTTTCTCCAAACCAGATCACTTTTGTTTTGCTGTGGCGCTTGCAAATGTCCACGGTCAGGTCGATAGCGGCCTGAATGGTGGAATCAGATACGGGCCAGTTACCGCCGGCGGCAGAGTTGGAAAGCTCGAACGTGATAGCGCGGTTGTCGTTTTCGCGGCTGGAGCTTGTCCATGCGCGGTTATCTTCATCCACGCAACCGCCGATAGTGCCGTCATAGCCGATGCAGTAGTTCGCGCTGGACTGTGCCCGGGTCTGGGCGAACCAGTCAAGGCAACTCTGCGCGGACAGAACGCCCGCCATGTGGTGATAGGTCAGCCGGTCGATACTGTGATTGCGCGGTTTGGAGCAGTTCGGAGACAGCTTCGTGACTTTGCAAAGTTTACTCAGCATCTTCCCCGGCCTCCTTCCCGTCGGACAGCTCATATTCGGTATCACCACAGAATACCTCACCGGGTTTCAGATTAACTTTCAGGTCTTCATTCATCATAGTTTCCTCCATCCTGCCGGGTAGTCGTCCGGCGACCATGTGTTGTTGTTGATCAGGGACTCATAGACCGCGCCGTCTGCGTCAGGATAATGCACCCTGTCCCCGGTCTGATATGCGTCCTGCGCTCCGGTTGGTTGCCTCCAGACCGGGATTTCTCCGGGCTTTGCAATCTCCGTAAACAGTGCCGGTGTCTGATCCGGTGTCCAACCGTCCTGTGATGTGTGGCCAATGACCACGCGATAGAGTTTGCCGCCATAGCGGACGCGTTCGTCCGGGTCGTAGCCCGTGCCGGGATGCCATAGCGGGAACAGCTCCAGCACGTCCAGGGCGGTGTTGTCGTCCAGTTTCGCAAGCGCTTGCAATTTCTCCGTCATGTGGGCGTTTACGGCGTTAATCAGTCTGGTTTTCTTCATCGAAATTCACCCCCAGCTTTTCGAGCGCGGAAACGTAATCTTCAGCCGTGGCCTCGTCCGGGTCGGTTTCCTGCTCCGCTTCGGCTCTCGACTTCAGATAAGTCAAAATGTCGGGCATGGTCAATCCTCCGTTTCTACAATCAAAATCGGCTCGCCGATACAGCCGTCATGTGTGCTGGCCTGTGCGTCGACCTTCACGGCCAATTCATAATTGGTCGTTTCCTTTGTGGTGTTCGGCAGATCGACAACGCTTCCATTTGCACAGTTCACCCACGCCGGGGACGCATCGCCCGCGTTGTTTGCAACCTTATATGTTGCGCTGGAGATATTCGTTTCGGGGACGATCAATTTTGCCTTTTTCGGACGGCTCACGCTCTTGCCCATCTTGCACAGCGCGTCGATAGTCCAGTATGTCCGTCTGCCATCAGGGAGAAGAAAGATAGAGTCAGCGCCTTCGTCGCTGACGAGTGTCGCTGGCGCGACAGAAATGGCGGGGCGCTGATAGCTGTAGGTGACCGCGGCGAGGCCGTTGCCCGCTGTGCCAACGGCGTTGACGCTCCGAAACTGCTGAGCATTGTAACCAGATCGGAGCCACCAGTTCACGGCAGAACCTGCCGTGTTTTTCGCGATACGTGCCGTGTTCGCGGTCGACGTGTTGTAATAGGCCAGCAGAGCGGGCAGGAAAGAAACGTCCGTCTCTGAACCGCCGAAGCCAACCTCTTTATACGACAGGGGCATAGCGCGTCGGGTCGTTTCGATATACTGAACCGTACCGTCGCCGCTTGTGGCATAGTCCGCGCAACAGATCGTGGTTGCCTGTAATGCGTTGATTGTGTTCGCGTCGAATCTGGAGAGGAAACCGTTCGTTTCATCTTCATACCATGCATCGGCTTCGCTTCCGGGGTAGGTTGCGACGTTGGAGCTGTGCATTCGTTTCTGCAACGGAGCCTCCACGCGCAAGAGGCGACAATTCCCGCTGTTATCGACTCCGAGATAGATCCATTCGCAATGAATCGCGTTTTCGTCGATCCAGACGGGCGTTCCCGCTGTCAGGTCTGAAATGTATCTGGACATTGTTTACCTCCTATCGGCTCAACCACGACGCGCCAATGTACTTTCCCGGCCTTATGCGGCACGACTCGCAGTTGATAGCCTATTTTGTTTAATCGTTCGTTCAATCGTCGGTCGGTTGACCGTACCATGTTCCGCGTGTTTCCCTTCAGGGCGTGTAGCCTCCAACCGAAATACTTTTCCGCGAATTTCTCCGGGGTTAACTTGCCTTGCCTGAGTTGTTCGACCATAAAACGCAAATGGCGGTTTTTCTTTTCGCGCTTACCCTTCGCCATCCGCATTGTGACCTTCCCGGTTTCGCCCATGCGGTATTCAAAACCGAGATATTCAAATTTTGCAAATGTGATAGCCGTTTTCGGATTCAGTTCAAGCCCGATTCCGTCCAGATATTCGGTCAACCATTCGAGGTATTGACGGAGCGGTTCGGGCGTGGGTGACAAAATCAGAAAATCGTCCATGTGGCGCTGAAAATAATGGAAGTGCCAGCGCTCTTTCGTGATATGGTCTAATTCTGATAGATACAGATTTGCGAGCGCCTGAGACTGACGCAAGCCAAGCGGCAAACCTCGCGGTTGCATCTTCAGGAATTGAATCATGATCCAGCGGGCTTTCGGGTCTTGAACATAGCGTTCGACCAATGCAGCCGCGCCTTCAACCGGAATGGAGCCGAAAAAGCCGTGAATATCTGCTTTCAGAATCCACGGTTGAACGTGATATTTCGCCCAAAAGCTTTGTAATTGTCTTTTGAGCATATCCCGCGCATAATCCGTCCCGCGCCCGCGTGTGTTCGCGGTCGCCTCCGGTATCAGACTCCGGGTCAGATCAAAATAGGTTTCGCCGTTGAATATCAGATTTTGAACGACTTTATCACGGACGTTTGGCACCTGTGCAACTCGGGGTTTCGGGAATATGATGCTTTTCAACCGCATTGGGGACGGCCTGAACGTTTCGCAAATCAGCGATTCTTGCAGGTCGAAACTCCACGCCTCCAGTTCGTACCGGATGCGTTGGTGGTTCGGTTGATCCCGTTTTCCTTTCGCCGCGTCACTATAAGCGATACAGATATTGCGTTGACTCAAATCCACGATAGCCCACCTGCCTTTCGAGAATGGGCGTTGAATTTTTATATTAAGGTGTTGTCTCCCATGGCGGCTTTAAAAAGTGTCGCCATCGCGGGGCGCTGATAGTTGTTGGTGTTCGTGGCGTTGTTGTTGTTCGCTGTGCCATTGGTGTTGACGTTCCGAAACTGCTGAGCATTGTAACCAGATCGGAGCCACCAGTTCACGGCAGACAGGTATCAGACAATCCCTATTTGGCGGTTCTCCACCAATAAATTTTCCAGCGCAGAGCGTCGGTCTGCTTCTGCCAACGCTCCCTCTGTTTATCGCTTATCCATCCTTTATCGCCCGCAATCCGAATCAAGTGATTCAAATAAATACACTCTGCCTCGGCGCGGCTTTGATAGCGTTTCCGTTCTGCCGCGCTCATGCTTCTATCGTCGTTCGCAATGAACGCGTGTTTCTGAATACTGAGCGCAGTATCAACGATACATTTCACATAACTATCATAGAGCCGTTCCGGAAAACGCGGGTTGTGTTCCGCGTCTTTATTACAGAGCGTCAAAGTGAGTTCAACCAGATCGTCGGCAAGGTTCCCGACTTGAAATTCACGGTCAGCTTGTTGCGTTCGTTCCGAATCCATAGATTGTTCTATGCCAACGGTCAAGCTCGCCGGCCGTGACCGTGGTATCGGCGGTAACATAGAAATCGGCAACATAGACCACAACCGCGGACAGATCGGTGCCGCCTCCACCTCCGGTCTGAATCGAATCGACTAACGCGGGATAATCGGAGAGGGTAGCGGACTGACTGACCGTTACCCCCTTATTTTCGATGGACGTTTTCAAAGCGGCCTTTGCCGTCTGGAGCCGGGAAATTTCACTTGCGATACTCATGTGTTATTCCCTCCATCAAAGAGCCGCCAAAAGCGTCTCAATGCCGCCCAGCACGTTATAAACGCCGCCGGACGTTACCGGGTTGTTACTGCCTTGCGTGGGCGCGGAATCGAATGTAAGAACGCTCTGCGCGCGAAGATCGCTCGCATCAAACCACTTGCTCCAATATTGAGCCTCATCCGGGTCTTGACCTAATGCGTCGATTTCGCATCGGTAAATAGCGCCGTTATAAGAAACAAAACAGCCTTCATGATATTGGGTACTGCTATTCCATGCACCACACCAGGTCGGATCCGGAGGAATGCGCGGCGTATTGAGCAGGTCGTCATAACTGCCACTTGTGGCAACTCTCGCCAGCGTCGGAAGGGCGGGAATCGCGTCAATCAGGGCTTTCAAGGCGCGGCCTTGATTCGCGGAAAGCGGTTTGGTTGCGTCCGTGCTGACAAGCGTATCAACGATGTCGGAAACGTTCACCTTCGACGTGGTAACGCTGTCAATCAAGGATTTGTTATTCTTGATATACGCCACGATTTCGGATAGCTGATCCAGCGTGGTGTCGTCGCTGTTTGCAACCGCATTCAGACGGGTGGCGAGGGCGTTCAGCGAATCCATAGCGGACGCAAAAACAACCGCAAGCGTCGCCGCGTCTGCTGTCTTTCCTGCATTCCAGTCGGACATATCCGTTGCGGTTGCCATTGCGGGAATATCGGAGCTTGACGGGATGCCAAACAGCGTTTTGAATGCGTTCTTTGCAACCACGGCCCAGCTCGTTCCGTCATAGACATAAACCGAATCCGGATCGGCCGATACATCGTCCGAAAGTGCTCCGACATCTCCAGCGTCCAGCGTAACCACGCCGGTCTTTCCGTTAACCGAATCAACCGGAGCTTTGATCGGGTTTTTCCTGAAATATTCCGAAACGGCGGTTTCGATGTCCTCCGGGTCAACGTCCGCGCCTGCAGATACACCGGAATCGGCGTATTCTCCAGCGTCCGTGTCCCAAATGAACCAGTTTCCGTTCGGGCCGATTGTCGGCATCTTGGTCTCGGCCAGCTCAACGCGGGCGGCGGCTTCCGTTACGACCATTACCCAGCTCGGTTCGGTGCTGACGTTGCCGGCGCTGATCAGGCTTCGGGCTACAATGGTACTGAAAACGGCAGACAGGCCCGTAATGGTGTCGGGGATCTGATATAACAACTGCATTTCGCCCTGTCCTTCATAGGCGACATCAGCCGTTCCGGGAGCCCACAGCACGGGCGATTCGGTAGCGCCTCCAATCGGAATCAGGGTTGTACCGTCCGGGCGCTGATAGACCACGCTGAACGCGCCACCGGGGTAACGTTCCAGCCATGAGTCAAAGTGGAATTCGATGGGCCGAAAATTGTCCTCGTTCTCGAAACCGAGCGGTAACAGTTTCGGCGGGTGTTCCACGTTCACAATGAGATTAGTCATTCTTCACGCTCCGTTCTCAAATTAAACTTGCGATGGTGTCAGAAATATCCTTTCGGATAGAGCCGACCGTGATTGATTCGTATTTTTCGGTCAGCACATTAAAAACGCATTTGACGATTTTTGAAGTTTGCCGCAACTTCAGACCGGAATGAATAACCTCCACGGTATCACAGAGGTAAACGTTTCTTTCTGGTGTCGGCTTCAGGTCAAACGGCGGCAGAGCACCCGGAGCCACACCGATTTCGATGCTTGTTTTCAATTCGTTTCGAGTGGTGTCATTCAGAAAATACTGTCCATACTTCGCAACTTGCTCTTGTGTTGGCGGGTTTTCTGCCGTGTAATAGTCGCCCATATCTTCGGTGACATCGACCGCAATACAATGAACGGTTCCGAATTGGCTTGCGTTTGAGGCGTTTTTTGGGTAATCGCAATACACCAAAACGTCGTCTTTTTGCCAGTACGATACAACGCCGGTCACAAGGCCGGCCATATCAACCTCCGCGTCGATATTCAGCATATTTGAACCGAATTCGATTTTGATTCCGGTATCAGTTCCGCGCCTTTCGGAATGGCGAATAGTAAAGCCGTCCCATTCGATTTCGCCGCCCCACAGGTCGACAAGGGATCCCTCCACTCCGACAATACATTCCATCGTCGTTGCAACAGGAGGTATAATGTTCAATTCTTTTGAACCGGTTGCAGAGGTACTGACTCCGGTGAATTTATCCCATCCACCGTTATACGGATAGCTTCTATTCATGATTCTATTGACCATGAGCGAAAAACCTGCGCTACCATAGTTCGCTTGATGCGTTCGGGAAATGCGCTCCTCCAGCAGTCGGGAGATATGCGGAGCGTATACCTTCGCCACGCCGTCAATTCCGCGTGATACGCGCCGAATGATAAACGGTTGAGCGGCCTTTCCGGGCGCTGGGGGCGCGGTTATGATGCGGTCACAACAAATATCCTCGAAATGGAGTCCGCCAATCGGATATTCCATTTCAAGAAAATACTGTCCGTGTCTTTCTTCGGTCACTTGGCACGAAATAGCGTGAGGCAAACCGCCGAGGCCGTTATTACTGAAATTATTTGTTTTTGCTTCGTACAATGTCGGAATCACAGTAACCACCACCTCGGAGTAATGTCCAGACGAACATCTGCACCGCTGATATTCAGCGCGTTTCGTTTTGGATAGAGAACAGGGAACGTTTTGTAAGGTTCGTCCCAATTCTTGAAGGAAACTTTATCGTTTCCGTTGGAGCCGTCCGCGTGATATGCGTCGTGCAGTTCGGAGTCGATATATACGCTCGGAATGCTCCCGAAATCAATGTCAACCAGCGTGTTCCCGAGGAAGAAACCGACCGTGTTGTTCGTGGTCGACGCAAGAGTTACAACCGGCGTATAGGATCCGTCTCTATCATAGGCACCGACGACCATTTTCGTTGCACCGGTCGGGATCGGGACAGGTTCCTCGTCCAAAACAAATGTTTCGGTTGAATTACCCCACCTGCCGGAAATCAGTTTGCCGGAGCTGTCAAAGAACGCATAGATACAGCCGTTTCCAGTCATGCGGGTTGTAATCCGCGCCATTTTGTAGTTGTTCAGGCTGATTTCGTTTGAAATGCCGAGCGGGTGATTATAGAACGTGTAGTAATCGCCGGTTTCCAAAACCGTCTTACTGTACGTCATATATACAGACTGGGCGACAGGTGTTGCACCGTTGATAGCTTCGGCATACATGAGCGGCCTCGCGTCGTATGCCGTCGGGTTGTACAGATAGCCGGTACCGTTCTCCATTGCGAAAACGCGCTGGCCGTTCAGATATACGCCAACGGTCGTTTCGTTTTCTTTGCTTCCGGATCCCTGAATGAATACAGATTGGTATTCTTCGCCGTTGTAATTGGACGGGTCAATATCGACATATCCGTTACTCCCGTAGACCGTTTCAAAGCCGCCGTTTTCCGGGTAGCGCCTGAAAATATTGACGGTATCGCTGTAATAGTCGTCGCCCGTGAAGGAGATTACAAGGTGGTTGACTTCCTTCAATTCGACATACAGCGCCCACGCGCCGGAGGTCAAAGACTGGTAAAACCGCATCCGGTTTTCTCCGATTTTAAGGAATCTTTGCGGTTGGCACTCGAATTCGATTGTAACCTTGCCGTCCTGCTCCATGATCGGCGCGATGTCGAACGGCCCAGCGAACCGGGCCATTCTGTAAACATCTTTCTCGAAACTATCCTCCAGCCGAATGAAACCGCTGGTATTCAGCAACCAGGACGCGATTTCCCGCGCTTTGATTGCAACGCCGTTCCGTTTGTCGGTCATGGCGATTTCGTAGGGCTGAATATAGGTTTCAAAGCCGCCGGTTTCGATTGCGAGCGAACCATTCCGGCCGGGAATCGAAATAACGTTTCCTTTCCGTTTCGGCTTTCGCAGAACCGGCAGTTTGCGAACAATCACGCCAAGATCCGGACTTGAAATGCCGTTATAAGTGATTGTTCCGTTCCAGTCCGAGTTTATCATGCTGTCGCCCTCTTTCTCTGAACGTCGTAATACAGTTTTCGCGCCACCGCGTCGGCGATGTCGTCAACGCTTTGGCCGCGTTCGCCGTAAATGTAGAAATTGACCTGTTGCACGTTGCCCTCGTCCGCTTCGGCCAGTTCAGACCGGAGCGAGCTTCGGATCATCTGCATTAAGCTATTTGCACCTGCCACGACTTCGGTTCCAGCGTCGCCGCCGGCAAGCAATTTCCCGTCCTGCTCTCCAAAAATGGTCGGGCGGGTTAGGAGCATGGCGTTTCCCATGGCCTTGGCATACCATTCAATGTCGATGGACGGGGGAGAGCCCTTCCCACCGAGGCCCCACGGGACTTTCCCGCCGTATACTTTGAAATGCGGGAGGTTGATATGGGGAAACTCCAATTTCACGTCGAAAAAGCCCTTGATAGAGTCAATAGCGTTCCGGATAGACTCTTTCGCTTTTTCAATGGGATCCGTGATTTTCTTTTGAATGTTTTCCCATTTCTCTTGTGCGTTCTGTTTGATTTCTTCCCACTTGTCAGAAATGCTCTGTTTCATGTCGGAAAACTTCTGAATCGCACCTTGAACCATGTCGGACGTGGACTCTTTGATGTCGTTCCACTTTTCCCGGAAAGCGTCGGCAATCTGTTTCGCGGCGGCTTTGATGTCGTCCCAATGCTTAATCAGGGTGACACCGACCGCGATAACCGCGCCGATAGCAAGCCCGACGGGGCCGAGCGCAGTAACGACGGAGCCAATACCGGAAATCAGCGTCGGGGCAATCGAAACGACTTTCCCGATAGTGGAAAAGATCTTCCCGCCGACGGACAGAACCGGCCCAGCGGCGGCGGCAACCAGAGCGGCCTTGACAATGGCCTCTTGCGTTTTCGGGGACAGGGTATTCCATGCGGCGGTGATCTTCCCGAGCACATCTGCAAGCGTAGAACCGGCCGAGGCAATGGCGGGGCCGACGGCGGTTACAATATCCGAACCTGCAATTTTCAACTGATTCAAAACCGTTTGGAAATTCTCCATTGGGCTTTTGGTTTCTTCAAACGCAGAGGAAACGCTCCCGCTCGCGTCCAGCGCGGCGGCACCGAGGGCGGTAAAGTCCAGAGTGCCGTTTTTGATAGCGCCGTAAATCTGATCGCCGGATTTGCCAAACAGATCATAAGCGGCGGTCAGACCGTCCATGCTGTCGGTTCCGTTCATGATTGTATCTTGCAGTTCGGAGAGGGCTTCGTTCAGCGGGATTCCATCAGCGGCGGCATTCTTCAGCGCTTTTCTAAGGCCGTTCATAACGGTTTCAGAGTTTGCGCCGGATTTCTCCAACTGCCCCATAAGGGCCACGCTCTGATTGACGTTCAGTCCGAGTTCTTGGAACGCGGTTCCGTTTTGAATCAAACCATTCGTCAAAGAGTCCATAGAAACGCCCGTCTGCTGACCGACGGCGTTCAGCGTGTCGAGCAGGTCGCTCGCGTTCGATGCGTCCAGACCGAAAGCGGAAAGCGCCTTTTGCACGTTGTCAACGGAGGACGTAACGTCAACGTTGTTCAGATCCGCAAATTTGATAAACTGCGCGGACAAATCTTCCAGCGCTTGGCCGGTCAGACCGAAACGGGTATTGACTTCGCCGACCGCGTTACCTGCTGTTTCAAAGCTGGTCGGGATGGACGTTGCGAGACTCTTAACGCTATCCTGCATGGATGCCAGAGCGTCGCCGGTTGCTCCGGTTTTGGCCGCTACCGCGTCCATGCCGGCATCAACCGATTTCCACGCGGCGACGGAGGCGGTGCCGACTGCCATAATCGGAACCGTGATATTCTTGTTCAACGCCTTTCCGATGGCAGACGTTTTATTCCCGAGCGCGGTTGCGAGGTTGGTTCCGGCCGCTTTACCTGCGGCAACACCGGCGGGCGCGGCGGCACCGGTCAACTCTTGTGTTATGGTCTGTTGCGCTCCTTGCATGGTCGGAACGATTGTGACAGTTGCTTTCGCAACTTCAACCATTTCCATGTGCTCGCCTCTTTTCTTCTATCCATTTTCGCAGTTCGTTCGGCGGCAAGGCACCGGATCCGAAATGCTGTTCATTCTTTGGCTTTGCACCGGGCCGGGGGTAGGGCTTCGGCGCTTTGGCGTTTTTCTTATTCCCGACCGCGATTAGATTTGCATTTATCATCGCTAACATATCGTAAATATCAGCGAGGATTTCATTCGTTTTGACCGCGTTACTCCACTCGGACATTTCCGGGTTAAGTTCGTGTATCGTTGCGGAATCCAGCGGCAGATTCCGAATAAAATTGCCGAGCGCCCGCCATGATAGCGAGCGCCCGACATCATCCAGCTCACAGCCTGTTCGACATAACAGGTCGTATTCCAGCGCCCCACGATGTTTTTTTGCAAACCGCGCGAGGCTTAGGATTCCCCCAGAGACGCGCCCTCGATGTCGGACGCGGATTTCCACGCGTCCACAATGGTATTGAAATCGTCAATCGTCAGATTGTCGATAACATCTTTCGGGATGTAATCCGTAATGAAAGCAAGCGTCCCGGCCTCGGTGTCGAGTCTGGTTGCTTCCTTCATGGTGAGGCTTCCCATGAGCGGCAGGGAATAGCTGTCCTCACCGATATTGATTTTCAGAACCTTCCGCTCTTTCCGGTTCCCGAGCGTGATTTCTCTCATGCGCTTTTCTGGCCGTCGTCAACGATGATGTGCCAGCCGTCCTCCATGCCGGTAATGGTCGGAGTCCAGACGATAGCACCGTTCGGAGCGAATCCCACGTTTTCGAGGGCCGTAATCTGGCCGTGCCGGGTGCCGACCGCAATCATGTCGTCGCCGTCCTTCATAAGGAACAGGAACGCTTCAGGTTCCGGCAGAGAGGGCGCGGACAGGTGACCGTCGATGAGCTTACCATGTTCAGCGGTCGCCGCCGTAATGGTGACATTATCCTCACCGAGAACCACCTTGAGGGTTTCCTCGATAGTGTCCTGCAGAGGGGCGCTGATCGTTTCGGCGTGGTCGGTCATGATTACACGCTTGATAACGTTCGCCCAGTTCTTGATATTCTCGGTGCTCTTGTCGGTTGCGAGGGTGATACCATCCTGCGTCACGTCGCCGACTTCCTTCCACGCGGAGTTCAGCGTTTCGGCGGGGTAGGCCGGGAGAGCGGTTCCGGCCGGAGCATGGTAAAACATACCGGTTGCAAGACCGAGGCCGAGCTTGGTGTCGTTAGATGCCATGTGTTAAACCTCCATGTTTTCAAGATGTGCAACAACGCGAATCCGCGCCGTACACATTGCGAGATCCGGCCGCACGGGGTCGGTTCCCCATGAGCCGTTTGTGTTTACTTCTACATATCGAATCGCCGTGGACTGATTTTTGGCGACGGCTTTCAAAACGCCGATAGCGGTTCGGAGGGTTTCGCTTGCGCTGGCCTCCGTTTCGGCTCTTGCGTCCAAAACGACATCGAATGTATCAATATCGTTTGCGTCGGAGCCGCCGACCTGCGTTATCAGGATGTTCGGCAAAGTGTATTCAGCCGGGAGCGGGCGGCAATAGGCCGTGAAATACCCTGACAGACCGACACGGATTTCATCTTCAATATCAATACTGCGTTTGATTTTCACTAGCTCACCGCCTTACTGAGAGCCTTGTTTTCGGCTTCTGCAATCATGCTCGCCTTGTCTGTGGTAGAAACTGAACCAATCCAACGCCCGCCGCCGTAGTTGCCGAGCCACGTCCGGGACTTGAAACCGTCAGATTCTTCAGTTATATTTGCGTCGGCCCTTGCTTTGATGTTGTCGGCCGTTTCTGAGACAAGCGCTTGCACTTCGCTACCGGTTAAAATTTGCCGGAAACCTTCGCTGATAAACTGCAACCGGATTTGACTTGCCATTATCCGCGCCACCTTTCGATGGAAAGCATGATATGGTCAAGCCGGCCTGTTGCAGATTTCCACCGGCGCGGGTCGCCGCTGATTGTGTACAGGTCGCCGTCGTACCGGATCCGGTCGCCGGCCTTCACGTCAGCGCTGGGAGGCATATAAACGGTGTAACCATCTGTGACACCGAGAATGCGCCCATCTTGCGATAGGGACGTTCCGGCGGGCTGAACGGAGCAACCGGCAATATCCAATTCCGACGCGCTGTCCCAATCGGGAACGTCTGAACCGCGCTCCTTCTTGGTGCCTGGTCGAATTCTGGTCACGGTCTGACCGTTATTCTGTACGAACGATGGGAGCATCAGAACACCCCCTGTAACTTGTACGGGGCGAGGACTTCCTTGTTATCGTCCGGGAGCGCTGTCGCCCTTGCGTTATTCGTCCACGTTGCGTTATATGTGATTGACACGCCGCCGGCCGCTTCAGACTGTACGCCGTAAGACTGGGCGAGCGCGTGGGTTACTCTGTGCGCTATCAATTCGTTAATAGCGCCCATGAGCGGGTCGGGGATGCCGGCATTGTATCGAACAACAATATCATTCCAGCCGCAACCGCAAATCTGGCGGTCGAAAACGAGCAGGCCGTTCGGCTTCAAATGATAAAAAGCCGCGTCGAGTTCAACGCCGCGAAACGTCACGCTCTCAACGTCGGTAACATAGCGGGCCGGGAGCTGGATCATGCGTCCGATGTTTTCACTATCGGTCACATACTCACAGGGCAAGGTCGGGTAAACGTGCCAACCGCAATAGTTCCGAATCGCTTCTTGCGCGGCCCGGAGCGACGGGGCGATTCGCTTATCACCGGAGTATTTCCCGGCCGTGAACGCGTCGAATTCTGCGACGTTGATCATGTCCGGCAGAATTGGAATATCAACGAGTGAATAGCCCCAGTTTGTCAGCAGGTTCATTTCTTCACCGGCTTTCTGGCCTTGTTGTTTTTCGGCTCGCTCACTTTGGTATCGGGTTCGGCGGGCTTCCGCTCCACTTCAACAGCGGACGCGGGTTGCCGGCCTTCCTCGTACTGGTAAATATAGCCGTTCGGCATCCTGTAGTTTTTGAGCATTCCGTTTCCACCTCCTTTGAAATACGCGGGGCCGTATTGCACGGCCCCACGCACAGGGAAAAATTAAGTGTTGGTCAGCTTGGCGAACGCGCCGGGAACGCGCACGGCCTCGAGGATACGCTCCTCGATACGGACGGTAATCATGTTCTTCACGAAATCGTCCTCGTTGGTGTTGGCAACCTCGACGCGCAGGCCCTCGCCAACCTTGGTGACGACATCCGCGCCGTCCTTGAACGCGCCGACGATAGCGGTACCGGCGGCGATATTCTGGCTCGCAACGACGGTCAGGCCCCAAATGGGGAGGGTATCGCTATACACGCCGTTGCCATACGGAGCGTATGCGGGGCCGCCCATCAGATACTGGCCGTTGGTGCCGTTGTCCTTCTGGAGCAGGAGCGCCTGCAGGTCGACGGGGTTGATAACCAGAGCGTCAGGAGCGAAACCAGAGCCGTCCATGACCGCGGTCTTTGCCTTCAGGATGTTGTCGAAACTGATACCACCGGTGACGCTGGTGTTGAGGCCACTGGTGCCGAGCAGTTTGTTGATGAGGTATGCTTCCACAGCGCGCTTGTGAGTGCGGATGCCACGGCCGCGAATCACGCTCTCGAGGAACGGAGCGTCGGACAGGAGTTCGTCGGTTTCCTTCAGGAAACACGGAATTTTGTCCAGTGCTTCGGTCACGGGGGTATAGGTCGGGTGAATCTGCGGCTTCTTTTCACCCTCGGCGGTTACTGCGGGCGTACCCTCGACTTCGCCGAGAACGAAATAGGTGTAGGAATTGCCGGAAATGTTCTCGGAACCGAACAGGGAACGAACGCTGACGCGCTCGGGGGCGACCGCGATTCGCTGGCTGTAGGTGGGAATCACCGGAGCGGTGACGGGATCGGTTGCGGCCTTGGCGGGCTTGATAAACGTCTGAACAGAACCACGGTTCTTTTTCAGGTACGCGAGGTCGAGCTTCTTCAGACCGTCGGTGATCGGGTCGCCGGTGTCCTTGTCGGCATCGTCCGCGTCGGAATCGGGGGCGGGCTCAGAACCGACCATTTTCAGCAGAGCGGCCTTGACCTCGTCCGCTTCGATTTCGGCCTTCAGAGCTTCGATTCTGGACTTGTAGTCGGCGAGCTTCTGAACGTCGTCGGCGTTCTTGGTGTCCATCTTTTCGGCGAATTCCTTTGCCTCCTTCATGAGGGCGGCAAGCATCTGCTTCTTGTTCATGGGTTAAACCTCCATATTCAGATTTTTGAAGTATTCGAGCAGTTCAGCCGCTTTCGGATTGCTTGCCTTCGGATCCTCCGGTTTCCCGTTGTCTTTGGGGTCGTCCTCTCCGTCGTCGGGGTCGTCTGCATCATCTAAAACACCCTGTAAGAGTGCAATAGCCTGTTTGATAGCGTCCGCGTCCGCTTTACTGTTGCGTCGACCGCTCTTGATGTCGGTCACTTCTGCGCGGGGGTTCGCCGGGATCGGAACCACGCTGACCTCGAACAGATCCAGCTTGGTCAAAACCTGAAACGCGCCGGATTTGCGTTCGTCGTCGCTGGGCGCTTCGGTTCCGAGGATGTCATAGGCGAACGAAAACTGGTAGACAACGCCCTCCTGCACAAGCTTTCTCTTTTCCTGTGCGAGCGGGGTGTCAAAGAAATGCGCGGTCATGAGCGGGCCGTGATCGTCATCCTCAATGGAATCAACCGCGCCGATAATCTGGTTCAGATCATGGTTCCAGCAGAGCGGGAACGGGTGGCCGGACTCTTTGCGGTTCTTGATGGTATCGGTGAACGCGCCTGGGGCTACAATGTCGCCGTAACTGTCCGGAATCCGGTCATAGGTCGAAAAATAGCCGCTGATCGTGCCGGCATCGTCGCCGGATTTAATCATTGCGAAATTCTTATGGTTGTGTTTCATGTTATCCCTCCGTTATTACAACTTCCGTGTAACAATTACAGTTGCAGGTTTCATCCGGCCCGATGGCATCATCACCGGGCCACTTCGCGCCATTGGAAAAGGTTTCGTCAATCGGGACGCGCTCACCGTCCATAGCGGCATGAGAGGCGCGGGGATTTGCGCCCGTTACCCACTCTTTTTCGATCGTGCGTCTCAGCCCGTTACGCTGGGCCTGTTGGCAAGCTTCCAGCACGGCCCAGCTCGAAACAGCGGTAGCAAGGGAACGTCCGAGCGTCGGCGCGTCCGTTTCAGCTCGCTTTTCCATAACGTTGGCCGGGGACGTTGATTCCTCGTCGTCCGGGTCATATTCGGCCTTCGCCTGTTTCAACTTCTCGTAGGTCGCCGCGTTTGTGGCCTTTGCACGTCCGAGCGCCATAGCCTTCAGATAGTTGCGGGTAATGTCGGTATCGTATTCGGAACCGATGTCTTTTGCCGCTGACTTACCGTGGGTGTCGCTGATTGAATCCATGACCGGAACCAGATCGTCGGCGAGTTCATTGTTCCATCTGTCCTCGTCCCACCAATTCGCGGCCTTCGCGCCCAGCTTCGGCAAGACGGAATCGGCCTGACGTTTGAAAAACTTTTTCAAAACGGCTGTAACCGCGTCGTCCTCCGATTCGTCCGATCGGCCTTTGATGCGGATTTCGGATTGCTTTCTTTTGATTCGAGCGGCTATTACATCAGCAATCCGAACCGGGTCAATCTCAATGTCTGAAACGCCGCTCTTTTCGTCCATGTGCGTATCGGTCGGACTAGCCTGACCGCCTGTGACAACATTCAGCGGAACAATCAGTTCGTCGCCGCCTTCGATGGGCGGGAGGTTATTATCTGCGCGGGCTTCGTTGCGAGTCAGCCACGGGCCACCGACAGACGATTGCAGAATGGAAGCGCGTTCCTCGAAACTGCCTTTCAGCTTTTCTGTCATGTCAAACTCTACATAGGTCTCAGCGTCGGTGCCGATCATCGGAAGCAGGAAAGAATTGATTCGCTGTTGCAACATCTGAATCGTCGGGCCGAGACAGTCCGAATAGAGCGCTCTGGCATTGTCTTTCGCGCTGGCGTATGTCTGGGAGCCGGTGTGCCAAATCAGATTCGGGTTGACATGATATGCGGCGGCGACATCTTCACGGGAAAGCTGTTTGGTTTCGGCATACTGGGCTTCTTTCGCGTTGAATTGATACGGCTTGATTTCCATGCCATCCTCGAGCAGAGGAATTTTTCCGGAATTTGGGCCGTTTGCGCTCCAACCTTCTCGAAAAGCCTGAATCCACCGTTTACGCTGTTCTTCGTCCCACGGCTGAACGTCTTTCGGGCGCGTAATATAGGCGTTGAACCTGCCGCCGGACTTCCAGATTGCCGTCCGGAATTTATCGGCTTGCACCTGCTCCATCAGCGTTTGACGGAGCGACGTAATAGGGGACTGGAAACCGGCCGGGTTCCCGGGCGAATAGAACCGAAACTGGACAAACTCTTTTCGCGGAATTTCGATATAAGCGCTCGCACCATAGGAACGAACCTTCAACTTGTCCGGAGCGTAATTCGTTTCTGCTTTGGATTCTTCAATCCATTCGCGTGGAATCAACCGGAGCTGATAGCCGCTTTCACTGTCCGGATCCGGGAGCAACCAGACCGTCGCAACGCCCATAAGCTGATATTCGACCATAACGGCGTAGATAAATTCATAGCACGTTTGATCCGCGTTTGGCCTATACAGCAGTTTCGCGGCAACGCTGGTTCGGTCTCGCGTCCGGTTGTTTTCACCGTTCCGCTTGTAGACCTTCAGTGGCAGTTGCGCCACGCTTTCGGCAAGAAACGAAACAACCGCGTGGAGGTTTGCTTGCGTTGCGTAAAGCTGGCGGGCGCTCAGACTTCCAACAAAAGGCGATTCCTCCGGGCCGAAAACGATATTGATTTCCTGCCGGCCACCGAAAAGGTTCCGCAGGCTTTGAATAATTCCCATTCATTCACCCTCTTTAGATGAAAACCGGCCCAGCGCCTCCAGCGTAGGCCGATTGATAGATTGTCTTTTTATCCGGCTGTTCTAGCTTTGTTGCACCGGCGAACGCAACGAAACAGGAGAATAGCGGCGAAATATCGTCGGGCGACTTCGAGCGGTCAGGGACTTCCACGCCGGCCCCAATAGGCTTCAACTGACAGGTTTTCGCGGGAGTATCTAAAACCGGTTGCGGCAGGTGGTATATTCTCATGCCGCCGCGTGGCGTTTCGCCGTCCTTTGGCGGCGTTCCAGCGGCCACGGCATCCCAAAACCGGCCCCAACCGCCGGTCAGGTCGCCGGCTTCAATCGGGATCCGCGTTATTCCGTCGATTGTGCAGATCTGCTCCGCAAGTCCGGTGACGGGAGCGCCGCGAGACTGAAAAGCGAGCCGCATCGGTGCGCGTTGCGCTCTCGCCCGGAACCAATCAACGGCCCATTCGGTTCCGACGCGCCGCGCTACCACTTCGATATGATAGTTCCCATCCTCGCGCTGGCCCGCAACTGAAATTGATGTCCAAGTTCTATTCGCTGACAAGTCGATTCCGTATGTAAGTTCCGATTCTGCCGCAATCTCGGACGTTTCGTCAACGCCGGCCTCCCACGCTCCGTCGGGGAACGGTTGCGGGAGGGAAGATTCTACCCATTGGCAGAGACATTCGGTGCGAAACACGATTTCCGGATCTGTAGCCATTGCGGAGCGAATCGCGCGTTCTGTCAGAAAGCCATACCCAAGTGACGGGTTTGCTTGTGCCCATTGCTCTTTATCGAGCAGATCGCATCCCGGAGCCGCTGACCACTC